TACCAAGAGTACCTTGAATGGGTAGCAGAGGGAAATACAGCCGAAGCTGCTGATTAATTAACCTTATCTTGCATCTGCCTTGTCATTATCCCCATAGTGACGTAAAGAGGGGATAGGGCTACAATAAGCAGTAATACAACTACAGACATTAGTGCTGTAGCTTTTGCTATCTGTTCTTTAATCATGTTTCAAAAGATCGCTAACATTTTAAGTATTGTCTCATTTGTAATGGTAACTTCTGTTATCGGTGGAGGGTACTTTGGATATAAATATGTAACATCACCACAATTCCAAACTAAAATTATGAACATAGTTTTATCTGATGTACAAAAATTAATGCCGAAAATGTTAGATAATAAAATACCAAACACAACTGGTGAATCTATACCATTACCAATGAAGTGATTGGAAATACCACAGATTGTAATTCCTGATATACCAGTAATACATATACCTACAACAAATCAAAGTCTAAATATAGCTTTGCCTAAAATTAATATGGCTGGTTGTACAAAGACTCACAGAGATGTTTCTGTTAAAAATACACAGATTATATCTGATGACCTAAACGGAGCTTATTATAGCTGTCCAGCAGGGCATATAATCCCATCTTATATACCAATAAACTATGACCCTAAAAAATTAGAATATATCGAAGAAAGTAAACCACAACCAATAAATACACCACCACCTCCACCAAAAGAAAAACCAATAATCCCACCTAATGAAGAGAAAGATATTGTTTTATTAACAGATTGCCCTGACCCTAATTCCAACAGAAGGATTGGCGATTATGCTAATGATAAGAAGCTAGAGAGGATTGTTGCTTTTGAAAGAGATAGCGAAGGCATCTGCCAAACAATCTATGAGCAAGTACCTTTCCAAGAACAATACATACCACCAGTTAGCCTTGTTATTAATACTGCTGTTATTGCTACTGTGGCTGCGAGTACACCACTTATTATTAATTTAGTTAAACCTATTATCAAAAATTTAATTAAGAAACTTACAAAAAAGAAAGAAACTAATCAGAATTAATAACGTGGGTATGTGGGATAACTTGATTAGGTTTAGGTTCTAAATATATATCTGCACATAAGTTATACCAAGGACTTTCTTTACGCACTCGAACACCATTAGCCAATAAATTTCCACATTCCCGAATCCTTGCGATCTGCCAGTCTAGCCTTTTATTTTCTAATATTTGCTGTTGTAATTTTACCTGAGTTGTTGCAGCTTTTTCACAAGTACTTTGTAATGATCTATCAAGAGGAATTGTAAAATTTAAACTAAAACCACTATTTAACGCATAACTATCCTTGTTTGTTCCAGAATAATTATCTTGATAAAATAAAATATCCCCTGCATTATCTGGTACTCCATCATCATTTGCGTCTGTCTGGTCATAGTAAGGAGTTGTATAGTAATGATCAAAAGGTTTTCTATAGTTAGCACCAAAAGTAATAAATGGAGAGAATGTAAGAGTAGCTCCTTGGCAAACTATATTATTTCCAAACTGATTAGTGGTCATATTGCCTGTAAGTGATTGGATAGCCATATTTGTAACACTTCCGTTGTTTGATTGACTTACTGCATTAGCAAAGGCTTCTAGTGGTGTTAGAGCTATTGGGAAAAGACAGAGGTAGATGTAACTACTGATTCGCTTTCTATATTTCTTTGTATGATTGTCATGTTTTGAAGGCCAGCACCGTGATATGTTTCTGTAAATTGAAAGGCATCTCCTGTAACTTCCCAATTTGGTTTTGATGAAAGATCTAATCCTGTCCATGTATATACAGTTCCGTTTACAGTTTCATTAATATTTGTGGGAGGTGGAGTAATACTGTCACCATCCATAGAAACCCCAACCCCTGTAACTGTGTATTCATATCCTGTAGCGTAGTCAAAACTGGTAATTGTTTCTGATATAGAAGTTGTTGTATTCGTGGTGCTTGAGACCGTCCCAGTAGTAAAGGCAGGTACGATTGGCTGTGCATTAACTGGTATGACATAAAAAAACAGTAATAGTAAAAGTTTTTTCATTCATTATTGAGTAGTAACTGAAGTAACAAAACTACCTGTTGTTACTGAACCTGCACCACCAGCATCTAAGTTTTCTATCGTATGACCAGAAGTAATATCAACATCAAAGTTAGTTCCTACACCAGCATCAGTTGATATAACACTACCAAAATTATTAACGTCACCTACATCTAAAGTACCTGATTGCATAGTGTCAGGCTGTAATAGTGATTCAGTTAACGACCAGTTTGTAGCATTAGAATTTATTGAATATTGCCCTGCATCAAAAGTAACTGCACTTGTTGTAGCATTTACACTAAACCCACCTAACTGATCTCCAGTATTTGAAGTTCCTACATTAGTTCCTGATGCAGAATAAGAACCACCTAATCTTTCAACTTGTGTTCCAGCAGCATTAACTTGGATTTGTACACTTGTCATCATGCTCGAAGTTACATCTGCTTGTGCTACAGAAGGACTAAACAGTAGCAGTAGTGTTAACAGTTTCTTCATTTGATACCTACATTAGTGTCTTTGTTATCTACTATTTTAGCAGCGTTTGCAGATTTCTTTTTGTTTACACTTATACCATAAGAACCTAGAACCCCACTTGTTAGACCAGCTAAAAAAGCTCCGTCATTACGGATTTTATCCATGTATCCAAGAGTCATCATTGCTAACGACCAAACAAGAATCATAAATCGGACAGCATGACCAAAGATTTCTCCCCAATCCGTACCTTCTTTTTCATCTTGTTCTTCCATAGAAGTGCAAACTCTTGTCTAATACTAGCAACTTAGCTATGTTTGGAAAGTAACACAAGGTTATTATGCTTAAACTCTTAAAACCAATACTATTAAAGTTCTTTACTACAACTGCTGTAAAGAGATTAATAGTCGATCTGCTTAGAGCTATCTGCAAACAAACTACCAACACACTAGATGATCGTGCTGTTGATATGTTAGAGCAACAACTATTCCCAAAACTAAACTGATATGAACCACAAAGAATTTTTTAAGATCCTTGTCGGCAATCCACCGCCAGAAGTTGAGTTTGAAATTGAAATCAAACAACGTGAAACAGAACAACTACCTGATGAAGCTGTAAGGGCATACTGTTTAGACCTCGTTAAGTACACTAAGCTACAAGATTTACTACTATCTTCAGCAATAATGCGTATATCAGAGATAGAAACCAAACTATATCGCTACGAAAAAGGTATGGAACTATATAAAAAGGTTAGAAAGCTAGGTTTTGTAGGTAAAATTAAGTATCTTCTGTTTGGCAAAACAGATAAAAAGTGATTATATTAATTAAAAACAAGACTAATCATGGATAAAAGCTTAGAAATTCTAAACACTATGCACTATGAATTAGCAAAATTTTTAGTGGACAAGATAAAAACAGGAGAAGCAAAGGCAGGTGATTTAAACGTAGCCAGACAATTTCTAAAAGATAATGGTGTTGAGTGTTTACCTGTAGAAAAGAACCCAATGCAAGAGCTTATGGAAAACTTACCAGACCTAGATGCTGTACCTTTAGCTGATTTATAATTGCAACCCTTACCAAAAAAACTACAAGACTTTAGATATTTCTTAATTGTTACTTGGAGACATCTAAACTTACCAGACCCTACACCTGTTCAGTTAGATATAGCTGAATATCTACAATATGGTGCAAGACGTAAAATCATACAGGGATTTCGTGGGGTAGGTAAGAGTTGGATTACATCTACCTATGTAGTGTGGAGACTTCGTATGAATCCACAATTAAAGTTTTTAGTTGTATCTGCCAGTAAAGATAGAGCCGATAACTTTACTACATTTACCATGCGTCTTATCAATGAGATGCCAATACTTGCTGATTTAATACCCAGAGATGACCAGAGGAACAGTAAGGTAAGTTTTGATGTAAAACCTGCACAGGCTGATCATGCTCCCTCATGCTCTTCTAGGGGTGTATTAGGACAAATGTCAGGAGCTAGGGCAGATGAAGTAATCGCAGATGACGTAGAAGTTCCTAACAACTCCTATACACAGCCCATGAGAGACAAACTTAGTGAAGCTGTAAAAGAATTTGAAGCAATATTAAAACCAAATGGAAAAATTACCTTTCTTGGTACACCACAAGTAGAAAACTCTGTGTATCTAACACTAGAAGAAAGAGGATATGAAACAAGAATATGGACTGCTAGATACCCACAGTTAAAAAACAACTATGGAGATAGACTTGCTCCTAAAATTCAACAAGAACTTACAGAAGGACTTGTAAAGCCTAACGATCCTGTAGATCCTATAAGGTTCTCTGCACAGGATTTGATGGAACGTGAAGCTTCCTATGGGCGTTCTGGCTTCAATCTACAGTTTCA